TTGGTCTGCTGGTAAGAGAGAATATGAAACTCCGTTTGGAAATGTAAAGGTAGATAGTACACCTTATGAAGAAACATTAGAACCTTGGGAAAGAGAAATGTTAGAAGCATCTTATAAAAAAGGTGGTAAGGTAGGTAAGAAAAAAGGTGGTAAAGTAGGTAAGAAGAAGCAAGGTTACAAAGCTCGTAAAGATGAATCTATTGCCATGAGGGTAAAGAAGAAGCGTACTAAAAAGAAACTTAAGGCTAGTAGGGATGAGTCTTATGGTAAGTGGGGTAGTAAGAAAGGTAAGGGTAAGATCAATAGAAGTTCTGGTTCTGCTCTTGTTGCTTCTTCATATGATTAATAAAAGGAGTGTTATATGATTGACTTAAAACATTTAAAAGATGTAAAGTTATCTTATCTAAAACATTTCAAATTTACATGGTTTGAAAGTATCAAAGGGATATTGGTCATGATAGGATTACTAATACATGGAGTGTTTCCATTTATTCTTTGTAATATGTTTTCTTCTTATATAGAGAAAGCTTCTAAAAGTATAAAAGAAATTGGTACATAAATGGCTGTATCAGGTACATATAATTTTAATCTGGATATAGATGAGGTAATTCAAGAAGCTACCGAAATGATTGGTGGTGAGGATACGCTTGGTCATGAGCCAGCTTCTGGACGCCGTTCAATTAATCTTATGTTGAAGGACTGGCAGAATAGAGGTATTCTTCTCTGGACTACAAGCACAACTCTGGTAACAGTTGTTGCTTCTACTACCGCATATGATTTGAGTAGTAATGTTATTAATGCTTTAGAAGTTGTAATTAGTAGAGATAATACAGATATTAAGTTAACTCGTATTACTCCAGAAGAGTATTTAATTATACCTGCCAAGACTCAAACTGGAAAGCCTAGTCAATATAGTATTCGTAGAGGAAGAGATAATCCAGTAATGTCGCTTTGGCCTATACCAGAAAACTCTACGGATGTAATTAAAATTGAAACAGTAACTGAACTGCAAGATGTTAATAAGTCTGCCATACAAAATGCAGATCTACCTAAGAGATTCTTACCTCCTCTTACCTGTGGCTTGTCTTATTATATGGCAATGAAAAGACCTGGAGTTGCTGATACCAGGATTGCAATGTTAAAAGCAAACTATGAAGAAACTCTTACCAGAGCAATGGAAGAAGATAGAGAAAGAGCGAGTCTTTATCTCTTACCAAGACTGACGTTTTATACTTAGGAGATTTCATATCTTATGGCAACTCAAAAAAATGCATTAGCTATGTGTGATACTTGTGGTTTTGTGTATCCACACAGAGTAATGAGACTTAATAGTTATGGATTGCTAGTATGTCCACAAGATTTTGAAGGTCAATATGATTTAAAAAATAGTCCTCAGAACAAAGTACCGAATGTAAAAGATGATCCTGCCATTAGAAATCCAAGGCCGGATGATGGTGGAAGAGGAATCCTATGGAATGAAAATGCTACTTGGATAACGGTTAATCCTACAACCTTAGAAGAAACAAGACATACAACACAATATGATGATGCTAATAGAAGTTGGGATTCAATATGACAGATTTAACAGGAAAACTTATATCAGGAACATATAAGCAGCTTTTACAAGTTAATTCCAGTACTACAAATACCGGAGTAAAAGCATCTATTACTAATGTTCAATCAGGAGATGGTACTGCCAGTGCATTAAATATAGGAACTGGAAAAATTGTTGTTTCTGGTAATATTAGTATTACAGGAAATGCTTCGGTTAGTGGAAGTTTACTTGTTAATGAGAAAGTATGTGCTTCTGCTTTTTATGGAGATGGTTCTAATTTAACTGGTATTACTGCTTCTGTTGGTGGTGATATTTCTGTTAGTTCTATTACTGTAGCAAATACAGGTAATTTTGGTGGTAATGTTGTTATTAAAGGAGCCGCTTCTGTTAGTGGTAATATTGATACAGCAGGAAATATTTCAGTGGGTGGTACTGTAACGATTACTGGAGCAACCCATCTTAAATCTACTCTTTCTGTTTCTGGTACTGGTGTATTTAAAAGTGGTTTATCTGTAACTGGATCAATTAATGCTAGTGAAAATGTATCTATAGGTGGTACTCTTTTCGTTACAGGTACTGGTACTTTCAGGGCAAAGACAGACTTTAATAACGATGTTTCTGTGAGTAAAAATTTAGATGTATTAGGAAATGTTTCTGTTGGTGGAACAGCTATATTTAATGATAATGTTTCTGTTAGTGCAAATGTCAATGTTAATGGGAATGTAACAGCTTCTTATTTTTATGGAGATGGTTCTAATCTTACTAATGTAGAAGCAGAATTAGGTATTGCTACTAATATTTCAGTATCAGGATATATTAATGTAGGAGGAAGTGTTTCAGTAAGTGGACCTTTAAATGTTGTAGGTGCTGCTACATTTAAAGACGATGTTTCTGTATCCGGTAATGTTAATCTTAGTGGTACTGTCACAGTAGCGGGTGCAGTTAGCCTTGCTTCTACTTTAAGTGTAGGAGGAGCTACTAATCTTCTTAGTACTGTTACTGTAGCAGGAGCTACACAACTTGGAAGCACAGTTACAGCAGTAGGTGCTGCTACATTTAAAGATGATGTCTCTGTATCTGGAAATGTTAATATTGGTGGTACTGTTACTGTAGCAGGAGCCGTTAGTCTTGCTTCTACATTGAGTGTGGGTGGTGCTACTCATTTAGGAAGTACTGTTACAGTAGCAGGAAAAGCTATCTTTGAGGATAGTGTTTCAGTAAGTGGTAATATTGATGCTGCTGGTAATGTATCTATAGGTGGTACAGTAACTATTGCTGGAGCTAATGTACAAGCTGCTAATGCTAAAGTATGTGCTTCAGCATTTTATGGTGATGGATCTAATCTTTCTAATGTTCCTGCAAATATTACAGGAAATATATCTGTTAATAATGCAACAATAGGTGGAAACCTTTATGTAGGTGGTACAGTTACTATTGTTGGTAATACTACTCTTACTGCTAATCTAGGTGTTGGAGGTACAGTTACAGTAGCTGGAGCCGTTAGCCTTGCATCTACTCTAAGTGTAGGTGGTGCCACTAATCTTCTTAGTACAGTTACAGTAGCAGGTGCAACACAACTTGGAAGTACTGTTACTGTAGTAGGAATAGGTACATTTAAGGACGATGTCTCTGTATCAGGAAATGTTAACCTTGGAGGTACTGTTACAGTAGCAGGTGCTGTTAGTCTTGCTTCTACATTAAGTGTAGGAGGTGCTGCTAACTTTGCTTCTACAGTTACAGTAGTAGGAGCAGGTACGTTTAAAGATGATGTATCTGTATCTGGTAATGTTACAATAGGAGGTAATGTTAAGATAAGTGGTACAGTTACTATTGTTGGGGCAATAACAGGTGATAATAGAATATCAGTATCTGGTTATCTTGCTGCTGGTACTGATTTATATGTTGTTGATGATGGTTGGATAGGTAATAGACTTGTTGTAGGTGGTTCGCATACTGGTGCTGCTGGTACTCAAGGTGGTTTACTTTATATTTATGCATCTAATGGTCAAGGTAATTTAATAAAGACTAGTACTGATGGATCATTAGAATTTTGTGTAGATGGTAATGCTAGTAATGTAGTTTTGAAATTAGATGATGAAGACGGGCAACCAATATTTACTTTCGCAGAAGAAGATGGGACTGATATTTTAGATGGTGGTGATACAGATATTACAGCACATAAACCTCTCATTTGTTTAAGTTCTGTTTCTGTTAGTAGTGATCTCCATGTTAAAGGTCAGTTTAGTTTAGTAGAATCAGCGGCAGCTTCTGTACATACTACAGCAATTAATGGTGTTACTTCTGTTTCTCTTAATTTTGGTTCTGGTCAAAACTATTTAACTACAGTTACAGCAGCCCATACAATGGCAAGACCTACTAATTGTAGGGTAGGACAAACAGGAAGTATCTTCTTTGTACAATCAGGAGGTAGTGGAACACTATCTTGGAATGCTTGTTGGAAGTTTCCTGCTGGTACTGATCCTACCTTCTCAACTTCTAGTGGAGCCG